GAGCCATATAGGCGACAGCAGCAGATTGTTAAGTCTTGATTTAACGCATTGTTTTGAATAATGGCCACGATGGCCGACCTATACGAAACGTCTGAAGCATTCGATTGGTCGATCTCGAAGGTCGCCCGCGCTTTCGGCATGTCGCGAGAAACCGTCTCCAAGCGGATCCAAGACGCCAAACTGGAACCGGCCGGAAAGCGCAACGGCTACCCAGTCTACCCGCTCGCGCTGGTCGGCCCCGCGCTGTTCGAGCAAACGCCGGCCTGTGGCCAGGGGGGCGCTATCGATCCCGACCGCCTGCCGCCCAAGGATCGGCTCGATCATTACCGGGCCGAGCGAGAGCGCCTCAAGCTTGAAGCCGAGCAGCGTTTGACCCTCTCCGCCACCGAAGTCGAGGCAGCCGTTTCGAAAATATTGAAAGCGCTGGCCCAGCAGATCGAAACCTTGCCCGCGAGACTGGAGCGCGATTTCGGCCTGACCGCCGCTGAAACCGCCCGCCTGTACCCAGCGATGGACGCCGCCCGCGAATCGCTCCACGCCGCCGCCGTAGAGGCGCTCCGTGCTTGACCGGCGGCTTCACGACATCCTGGCCGGCGCGGCGGAAATCCTGCGCCCTCCCCGGCGGATGCGGGTATCGGAAGCCGCTGCCCGATACCTCGTGCTCGAACGTCCCGGTGCCGAATCCGGTCCGTGGAACCCCGACCGGACGCCGTATATGGTCGAGCCGATGGACCAGTGGGCCAACCGCGAAAAGGAAGCCATCGCGTTCGTCGGCCCGGCGCGCGCCGGAAAAACGTTCGCGCTCCTGATAGGCGGGCTGGCGTACTTTGTCACCTGCGACCCCGGCGATTATCTGATCGTCCACATGGCGGAAAACACCGCCCGCAAATTCTCGAAAGACGAACTCGCGCGCTCGCACCGCCACAGCCCAGAACTGGCTGCGCGCCTCTCGCCCTATGCATCGGACGACAACGTTTTCGACAAGCGGTACAAAAACGGGATGCTGTTAAAGCTGGCGTGGCCGTCGATCAACCAGCTATCAGGCGACACGCTGCGCTACGTGGCGCTCACCGACTACGACCGCTACCTGGAAAGCATCGACGGCGCGGGCGACGCCTTTTCGCTGGGGCGCAAGCGCATCGAAACGCTGATGAGCAGCGGGCGGGTACTGGTTGAGTCATCGCCCGGCTGGCCGGTGACCGACCCACAATGGCAGCCCCACAACGGCCACGACGCGCCGCCGTGCAAGGGCATTTTCGCGATTTACGCCCAGGGGACGCGCAAGCGCTGGTACTGGCCGTGCCCCGAATGCGGCGAGTATTTCACATCGCCGCCGTCCACCGACGCCTTCGCGCTGGTGAAAGACGAGGTTTTCCTCGCGTGCGTGGCCAACGGCTGCGCGATTCCCACGACCGAAAAAGCGGCGATGAACCGCGCTGGACGCTGGGTGGCCGCCGGTCAAACCATCGACCGAAACGGAGGTATTCACGGCGAGGAACCTAAAACCAAGATCGCATCCTACTGGCTGACCGGCCCCGCCGCTGCATATCAATCCTGGGCATCGCTCTGGCGCAAGCACCGCGCCGCAGAAACCATCTATCAGAAAACGGGTTCCGAGGAAGCGCTTAAAAGCGTAATGACCGGCGATTTCGGAACCGCTTACAAGCCCCGCCAGATCGGCGACGCGCGCGACGCGAAGGCGCTGGCCACCCGCGCCGAGCCGCTCGCCAAGCGCGTCGTGCCGGTAGGGGTCTTTTTTCTGACCGCCGCCGTGGACATCCAAAAGAACCGGTTCGTGGTTCAGGTGATCGGCTGGGGCGTCGGCGGCGAGCGGTGGATGGTGGACCGCTACAACATCAAATGGGCCTCGCGCGACGGAGAAGTGGCGGCCGTTACCGTCGCGCCGGCCTCGCGGCTTGAGGATTGGAACCTCATCACCACCGACGTGATCGGCAAGCCCTACCCGCTGGCGTGGGATGGCTCGCGCGGGCTGCTGCCGGCCCTGACCGCTTACGACACGGCCGGCGAGGCCGGCGCGACCGAACAGGCGTACCGCTATTACCGCCAGCTTCGGAAAGATGGGCTCGCCGGCAAGGTCATGCCGATCAAAGGCGGTAGCGGCTTATCAGGCCCACGCTTGCAACTGACGTATCCCGATTCCACCACCAGAAACGATCGCAAAGCCAACGCGCGCGGCGAAGTGCCGGTGTACATCCTCAACACCACCGCGCTGAAAGACGCTATCGCCGGCGGATTGGGGCGCCAAGAAGCGGGTCCTGGCTACACCCACTTCCCCGACTGGCTGGGCGATTGGTTTTTCGATGAGATGGCGGCCGAGGTCCGCACCGCAAAAGGCTGGGAAAATCCGGCGAAGCGCCGCAATGAAGCCCTGGACCTGATGGCCTACAACCTCGCCGCTTTTCTAAAGCTGAACGGCGAAACGCTCAACTGGGAGCGCCCGCCCGCCTGGGCCGACCCGGACCGCGCCGCGATCCCGCTGGCGACCGACGCGATCCCGCCGCCGCCGAAGCCGGCCGCCAAGCGCTGGAATGCGCTGCTCGATCTCAAATCAACCCGCGCCGAGGACCTGCTGTGAGCGCTCTTTTGGAAGATGTTCGCTTTGAAATTCGCGTCGCCGTCGACGCCGGCTTACAAGGCCAGGCGCTGGAAGACGCTATCATCGACCGGCTGTGTCGGCGGATTGGCGGGCAAACGGTCCACTGGCCGATGGCGGACCGGTTAAAGCGCGCCCACGAAATACGAGAGTCGTTCGCCGGCGGCATGTCGCCGAGAACCATCGCAAAACAGTACGGCGTCAGCCATAGAACCGTCGAAAACGCGATCGCGGCGCGGGCTGAAGAAGGATAGGGTGAGGGCGGGGCGCAACTCCCGCTCCGCTTGGCCTTCGCGGTCTCTCGCATCGAAGGACTCCAGGGAAGGAGGACGACCCCGCCAGCTTGAGGCGTCGCGTAGGGCCTTGCGGCGGGCCAGTTCGACAGAGACGTTGCCCGCCGACCCAGAGCGCGCCGACTGGCGGCCAATCAATTGCTTGTCGCGCCGTCCGTTCGCGCTTTTCGTGTTGATTTCTGCTATACTTTCCATGTGGTTAGCTCGATTTCTTACAAATTCCGGTTGTATCCCAACGCCGAACAACGCCGTCAATTGGCCGTCGATTTTGGTGTGGCCCGCTGGGCGTGGAATATCGCGCTGGACGCGCGAAGCTTCTGCTATCGCGCGTTGGGTCGCTCTGTGTCCGGCGTCGATTGCAGCCGGGCCATCACCGAACTGAAAGCCGATCCGGCTTACGCCTGGCTCAAAGACGCCAACAGCACGGTCATCACCCAAGCCTTGCGGGATCAAGACCGGGCCTTCGCCAACTTCTACGCCAAGCGGGCGGGTTATCCGAAGTTCAAAAGCAAGCGCGGGCCGCAGTCGGTGCGGTATCAACTGGATCAGCGGCACATTGGCCGGATGTTTGATGCGCAAGCGCACTTGCTGAAGCTTCCCAAGCTGGGCGCGCTCAAGTTGCGCTGGTCGCGCGATGTCGGCGGTATCCCCAAGATGGTCACGGTCAGCATGGACGCCTGCGGGCGCTACTTCGCGGCTTTCGGCTGCGAGGTGCAGATTCGGCCGCTGCCCGCCAAAACCAACGCTGTCGGGATCGACTACGGGATCAAGGATGTTGTGGTCAATTCGGACGGCTGGAAGTCTGGAAACCCGAAACATCTTTACCGCAAAGCGCGGGAACTGAAATCGGCCCAGCGCCGGTTGAGCCGAAAAACCAAAGGCTCGAACCGGCGACGGGCGCAACAGAAACGGGTCGCTCGCCTCCACGCTCGCGTGGCCGACGCGCGCCAAGACACCCTGCACAAGTTGAGCTGGACGCTGATCCGCGAAAACCAAGCGATCTGCATCCAGCCCCACAACGTGCGGGGACTCATGGCGAACCACACGCTGGCGCGCGCCATCGGCGATGTCGGGCTTGGCGAGCTGACCCGCCAATTGAGGTACAAAGCGGCGTGGTATGGCCGCGATCTGTTCGAGATCGGCCAATGGGTCCGCACCACGGGCGCATGCCCGGATTGCGGTCTGATCGGCCCAAAGCTGGCCCTGAAGGTCAGAACGTGGCGATGCGAGTGCGGCGCGGTCCATGACCGCGACATCGCCAGCGCCCGAACGATCAAACGAGTAGCCCTGGGAGAGGGCGACGTGATGCGCGCCGAGGCTGGACGATCCTGTTTGCTCGCGGCTTAACCGCCGCTGCAACCAGCAGCCGTTGAAGCGCGAACGGGCTGGATTGATGAGCCGAGGTCGGAACGAGGCGAAATCAATCACGGCGCGACTCCAAGGGCTTTTAAGGCTCTGCCGAACGCCTCGCGACATGCGAGCGCGTGTCTGCTTTCCACGCCGCCCCACGGCCTAATTATAAAAAATTATAAGAAATTTACGTAGGGATTTTTCCGGCGCGCCCCTGTATTAGGGGCGCATGTCATGCGATTACTCTCCTTATTTCGGCTATAGCATCGCTCGGCTCCAGTCGCTAATCGCGCAAGCCGAAGCGGCGATGGAGTCAGCCGCGCTCGGAAAGACCGTCCAGCGCGTGGCGGTTGGCGACATGGCCGTCGCGTTTTCGAACGCGAACTACGCTCTCGCGCAAATCGAAAAAACGCTCGCAGTCTTGCGAGCCGCGCTGAAAGCCGCGCGAGCCGCGCCAGATGGCCTCGTGCCTGAAATCGCGCTGACCCCACGCAGAGCGGTTTTCCCATGGGGCAACTAACCGCCAGGATGCGCGGGCTCATCCTAGCGCCAGACGGCCAGCGGCTCGCGGCGTCGGTGTTCGGGACGCCCGCGCACGACGCCGCCGACCGAGCCTCGCGCGCCTTCGCCGGCTGGAACCCGTCGCTGGGGTCGGCCGACGCCGATTTACTTGACGAACTGGATACGATCCGGGGCCGCAGCCGCGACCTCGGCCGCAACGAATCGCTCACCGCCAGCGCCTACCAAACCTACCGCGACAACATCGTCGGACACGTCCTGCGCCTGTCCGCACAGCCCGATTATCGGATGCTCGACCGCGACAAAGAGTGGGCGGACGAGTGGGGCAACGGGGCGGAATCCTGGTTTCGCACGTGGTCGGATTCCACCGAATGCGACGCCGCCCGCACCCAAACGCTGATCGGCCTGACCCATCAAGCGCTGACCGGCGCGCTGATGAACGGCGACGCGCTCGCCGTTCCGGTCTGGGAGCCTCGCCCCGATAGCTTGTGGGGAACCCGGCTCCAGATGATCGAAGCCGACCGGCTGGACGCGCCGCCGCTTCTCGCCCACCGATCCGACATCCGAAAAGGCGTCGAAATCGACCGCTACGGTGCGCCCGTCGCCTATCACATCCGCAAAACCCACCCCGGCGACCGCGATGCGGGCTTCGACGACTTCGAGCGCATCCCCGCCTTCACGCCGTGGGGCCGGCGGCGGGTGATCCACCTCTACGACAAGGAGCGCAGCGGGCAAAGCCGGGGCAAGCCCATCGTCGCGGCGGTGATGAAGGACTTGCGGATGTCCGGCAACTACGCCCAAGCCGAACTCAAGGCCGCCGTCGTCAACGCGCTGGTCGCCGCCTTCATCGAATCCGACCTCCCGCAGGATTCCGTCGCCGGGCTGTTTTCCAGCCCGGAAACCCCGGACGAATACCGGCCGGACCTATTTAGTTACTGGAACGCCGCCTTTGCGTCCGGCAACGCGCCGCGCCTCGAAGGTGGGGCGGTGATCCCGATCCCGATCGGCGCGAAGCTCGCCAGCCATAACCCCGGCCGGCCGGCGACGGCGTTTGGCGTGTTCATGAATTCGGTGATCCGGCGCATCGCCGCCGGCCTGCACCTGCCCTACGAGCTGCTGCTCAAGGACTTTTCGCAAACCAACTACTCCAGCGCCCGCGCGGCGCTGCTGGAAGCGTGGCGTTTTTTCCTCGGCCGGCGGCGCTGGCTGGCCGACATGTGGCTGCAACCCGTCTACGAGCTGTGGATGGAGGAGGCCGTCAACCTCAGCCGCGTGAGCGCGCCAGGCTTCTACGCCAACAAATACGCTTGGCTCAAATGCCGCTGGGTGTTCGCCGGGCGCGGCTGGGTCGATCCGGTGAAAGAGGCGAACGCCGCCAAGCTCCGTTTGGAGGCCGGTCTATCCACACAAGAGATGGAATGCGCCGAGCAGGGGTTGGATTGGGAAGAAGTCATGGAACAGCAGGCGCGCGAGCAGGCGCGCCGCCAAGCGCTCGGCCTGCCCATGCTTGGCACCGCCGCGTCCGGCGCCAGCGCGCCGCCAGAAACGGACGACGAGGATGCCGCCCAACAGCCGGAGACCGCCGATGCGTGACCATCAATCCGTATTAGCGCGCGAGTACGAGGAAAGCGAGATGCGGTCGGAGGTCAGGGACGCGCTCAAGACCGCGCTCGTCGCCCAGGCGCACGCGCTGCTCGCCATGCTGCCCGGCGCGCCCGGAGAAGCGCAGTTGCTCCAAGCGCTCGCCGGCCTGCCCGCCCCGCGGGCGTATAGCACCGCGCCGCCCAAGCGCGAAGCCGCCGGCTACCGCCTCTGCGGGCCGGTGGCGGTGATCGAAATCTTCGGCGCGCTGGCACATCGCACCTACGCCGATTGGGCCGGGTGGGTCCAGGGTTATCAGGACGTGGCCACCCAACTGGACGCGGCGCTCAAAGACCGGTCGGTCAAAGCCGTGGTGCTGTCCATCGATTCGCCCGGCGGCGTAGTGGACGGCTGCGCCCAGCTCGCCGAAAAAATCAGGGCCGCGCGGGGCGCGAAGCCCATCCACGCCTGCATCAACGATGTTGGAGCCTCGGCGGCGTACTTGATCGCTAGCGCCGCCGACAAAATCTCGGCGACCAAAACCGCCCGGATCGGCTCCATCGGCGTGCGCGCCATGCACATCGACATGTCGAAAGCGCTGTCGGATGCCGGCTACACCGTCACCGAGATTTTCGCGGGCGACCACAAAATCGACGGCACCCCTTACGCCCCGCTGTCCGACGCCGCCCGCGCGGCCATCCAGGCCAGCATCGATTACTACCACGGCTTGTTCGCCTCGGCCGTCGCCGCCAATCGAGGCCTCGATAAATCCGCCGTCATCGCCACCCAAGCGGCGGTGTACGACCCGATCCAAGCCAAGCGCCTGGGGCTGATCGACGCCATCGAAGACCCCGACGCCGTGATTTCCCGACTCGCGCAACGCTACGGCGGGCGCGCCCAACCCCAGCGGGCCGCCGCCCGTGTTTCCAGGAGTTCAGCCATGACCGACGACCCCAGCCGCTACCAAGCGGACGGCCCCCCGATCACGCAGGCCCAAGTTGACGCCGCGCGCGCCGAAGGCCGACAAGCCGGCGTCGCGGAAGGCCGCAAGCAAGAGCGCGACCGCCTCGCCGCCGTGCTGGCGCTGCCCGAAGCCGAAGGCCGCGAGGCGCAGGCCAAGGCGCTGGCGCTGACCACCGACCTCGACCCCACCGCTTGCGCCGCGATCCTGAGCGCCGCGCCCAAGGCCGAGACCAAGCCCGCCGCGGCGCAATCCGACTTCGCCGTCCACATGGCCGCGCTCGGCAACCCGAAGATCGGCCCGGACGGCGCCGCCGCCAGCAGCCCGGACAAGGCCGAACGGGCGTGGGCTTACGCCTTCGGCCAGCACCAGCTCGTCCGGCAACAGTAAGGAGTCGCAACCATGCCCAACGTATTGACCCAAGGCGTGCCGCAGTGGGCGTTTCTGGCATCTGAAGCCAACGACACCCGCTCGCGCACACAAGGCGTGCTCGCCGCCGCCGCCGGCAACAACCTCAAATCGGGGGCCGTGCTCGGCAAGATCACGGCGAGCGGCAAATACACGCTGCTCGCGCCGACCGCGTCCGACGGCTCGCAAACCGCCGCCGCGATCCTTTGCTGGAACACCGACGCCAGCGCCGCCGACAGGCGCACCGTCCTCATCGACCGCGACGCTGAGGTGATCGACACGCTGCTGATCTGGCCCGCCGGCATTACCGACCCGCAAAAAGCCGCCGCGCTCGGCCAGCTCGCCGCGCTCGGCATCAAGCTTCGCCAAGGAGACCCGCTGTAATGGCCAACACCATCATGAACGTTTTCGACGGCGACGCCTTTACCCACGTCTCCATGACCGCCTCGGCCAACCGCATCGTCCATATCCCGAAGATGCTCGGCCGGCTGAACCTGTTCGAGGTGGATCGGATCACCACACCGGACGTGGCCATCGAGTCGGCCAAGGGTCGCCTGAACCTCATCCCGACCACCGAACGCGGCGCGCCGCTCCCATCGGCCACGCCCGATAAGGCGCAGGCCCGCATCGTCCGCACCCCCCGCGTGGCCAAGCAATCGACCGTCTACGCCTACGAAGTCAGCACCCTCCGGCCTTACGAGGATGTGGTCTACGACGCGCAAAACCGTCCGGCGCGGATCTTGGTATCCGAGCTCGACCAAGCGACCAGCATCATTTTGCAGCGCCAGATCAAGTTGCAAGCCGACCTGGAATACACCTTGGAACACCACCGGCTCGGCGCGGTCCAGGGCAAGTTGCTGGATTCAGATGGAACCCGCGTCATCTACGATTGGTTCGCCGAGTTAGGCGTCACGCCGCCGGCCGAGATCGACTTCGACCTCGACAACGCGACACCCGCCAAAGGCGCGCTCCGGCAAAAGTGCATCGCGCTCACGCAAGCGGTGAGGAAAGCGCTCGACGGGCTGTGGATCGATGGGAGTTCCTACCTGCTCGCGATGGCGGGCGATGCGTTTTGGGGCGCTTTCACCTCGCACGCCGAAGTTGACCCGACCTACGGCGCGTTCGTGAAAACCGTCGATCAGATGAGCGCCCTGCAAAACTGGGGGCTGCCCGGTCAGTCGTTCCAGTTCGCCGGAATCCGCTGGGACAATTACGCGGGCTCCAGCGACAACAAAGTCGCGGTCGGGACCGACAAAGTGATTTTCATCCCCGTAAACGTGCCGGGGCTTTTCCGGCTCGCCTACGCGCCGAGCGAGTTCTTCCCCTATATCAACACGCCCGGCAAGGACTTCTACTCCCTGCTCGTGCGCGACATGGAGCGCAACGCCTGGGTCAAGCCGGAAATCTACAGCTACCCGCTGCACTACTGCACCGCTCCAGAAGCCCTCCAGCGCGGCAGGATGACCTAATGCCGACCTGGTGGCAAAAAACCGTCACCGCGTTTCCGGTTAACGCGGTGTCCGTCGACCCGCTGAAAAGCGATTCTGTCGATTTGCCCAACCCCATGATGGTCCAGTGTAAGGGCAACGCCGGCGCGATCAAGTTCACCGACGCGGCCGGCAACTCACCGCTGACGTTGACCGTCGCCGCCGGCGAAATGCTGAACGTCCAGGTTTCGCGCGTATGGGCCACCGGTACCACCGCCACCGGGCTCATCGGGTACTACTGACGTGCTCCGCCTCGGCCTCGGTCTCGATCTCCCTGCCGGCGGCGCCACAGCCAGCGGCGGCGGCGTCGTGGTCGAGCCGGCCGGAAACCTGCTGTTCGATGAGAACACGCCCCTTTTGTGGGACGACGGCATCACGCCCCTTTTGTGGGACTCGGCAACGCCGGTTACCGGATCGCTGTTTTGGGACGACGGCACGACGCCGCTGCTCTGGCACGACGGAGCGACCTCGCTGATCGCATAGGTAAACAATGGCCGAAAAACTGAACGACCTCATCGTCGCGCGAACGGAGCAGCCCGCGCCGGCCAACGCCGACAAGATACCGCTGCTGGATTCCGCCGACGCGCACAAATTCCGCTGGCTGAGCTGGTCCGGCCTGCTCGCGCGGCTGTCGGCGCTGTTCGATCCGGCGGGAACGGCGAGCGCCGCCGTCTCGACGCACCTTGCTGCGGCCGATCCTCACCCGACATACACCACGGCCGCCGAACTGGCGTCAGCGATCTCCGCCAAAGCGGACACCGGCCACACCCAAGCCGCCAGCACGATTACTGATTTTTCCGAAGCGGTGGACGACCGGGTAGCGGCGCTGCTGGTCGCGGGAGCGAATGTCACCCTCAACTATAACGATTCGGCTGGGACGCTGACCGTCGCCTCGTCCGGCGGTGCGGGCTACACCGACGAGCAGGCGCAAGACGCGGTAGGCGGCATCCTGACGGATTCGCCAACTGTCGATTTCACCTACGACGACGCGGCGAACACGATCACCGCCGCCACCAAGTCGCAGCAGTCGATCACATCGGATGCCTCCGGCCTGAAGCTCGTCGGAGATGCCGCCGCTCCAGGCAACAGCCAGATGTACGGCACCAACGCCAGCGGCGCGAAAGGGTGGTACGCCCAGCCGGCCGCCCCCGTGCAATCGGTGGCCGGCAGAACCGGAGCGGTCACGCTCGCCGCCGCCGATATCGGCGGTCTCGGTGGTGCGGCCACGCTTGGCGTCGGGACGGCCGCCGGGACGGTCGCGGCAGGCAACCACGCCCACGCGGGCGTCTATGATTCGGCCGGAACCGCGGCGGCGGCTGTCGCTACTCACGCCGCACTGCCGCAAACGCACGGCATATCCGCGTTCGGTGCCACGCTGGTCGACGACGCCAGCGCGGCGGCGGCACGCGCGACGCTCGGCCTCGGCACGGCGGCGACGCTCAACGCCGGCACGACAGCCAGCGCCCTGGTTCAGCTCGATGCCGCCGCAAAGCTCCCGGCCATCGACGGCTCGCAACTGACCGGTCTCCCGTCCGGCGTCAGCGTCCACGCATCGCTTAGCGGGCTTGCGAGCGACGATCACCCGCAGTATTACAACCAAGCGCGCGGTGACGCCCGTTACAGCCAGACGAGCCATTCGCACGCGGGGGTATACGAGCCGGCCGGCGCGATCTCCACCCATGCCGCGACCGCTCAGGTGCACGGGATTTCCGCCTTCGGGTCGACCCTGGTCGACGACGCCAGCGCGGCGGCGGCCAGAGCCACCTTGGGGCTCGGGACCGTCGCGACGCTCAACGTTGGCGTCGCCGCCGGAAACATCCCGCAGCTCGACGGGTCGGCGAGGCTCCCGGCAGTCGACGGCTCGCTGCTGACCGGGCTCGCCACCCCCGCGCCGCGCATCGTCACGGTTCCCGCCGCCACCGGCGTGGTGACAGTCGACCTGGCCAACGCCTCACGTGTCGTCGTCAAGATGACGCAGACGGGGCCAATCTCGGCGATCACCCCGCAAAACGTGCCGACGGTCTGCGATGTCCGCTACGAAATCACCCAAGGCGCGGGCGGCCCGTGGTCGCTCCCGCAGTCGGCCTGGGCTCCAGCCGTCGCCTCCGCTTACTACGTCTACCCAGCCGGCACCACCGTTTTCTGGTGGAGCACCACCGACGGCGGGGCCACCGCGACGCTCGAATGCAACGCGCCGCTGTCGCTGTCACTGTCACAGGCCAACGCGGCCGGCGCGATCACGGTAGACGCCGCCGGGGTCAGCGATGTGGTCGTCAACCTGACCCTGACGGGCGATATCTCGACGATCAACCGGCAGAACATCCCGACGAACTGCCGTATCCGCTACGAAACCACCCAAGGCGCGGGCGGCCCGTGGGTCATCAAAGATTCGGCGTGGGGTTCTGGGGCTATCGTGCCTTTTTACATCACGGCGACGACCGGCAAAACCGTGGTCACCTGGACCACGACCGACGGCGGGGTAACCGCTACGGTCGAAGGGTCGGTCAACGGCGCGGGCGCGATCAAAATGCCGGCCGGACGCTATTTCGATACCTCGGTGTTGGCGGTGGGGCTATCGCCGTTCGCCGGGTCCGCCGGACGGATAGATATTTCCAGGTTTGTCCCCGAATACGATATGACGGTTGACCGGCTCGGCGTCTACGTGACGACCGGCGTCGCCGCCGCGACCGGCCGCGTGGTGATTTACGGGGCGAACGCGAACAACGAGCCCGACGCCCGGCTATTTTTCCCCGCCGACGATTTGAATCTCGCCACGTCAGCGGTGTTCGTCGAACACACCGCTTCGTTCACTTTGAAAAAAGGCGTCCTTTATTACGTCGGGTTCATGCACGGAAGCACCGCGACCATATATGGAATACAAGGCTACACGCTGCCAAGCCTCGGTTTCTCTGGTAACGTGTCGTCCTCTCCTGGCAGCGTGATCCGCCAGACCGTCACATACCCGAACGCACCCGCAAATTTCGGTTTCACCGCCTCTCAAATCACCGCGTCCGCCGCGCCATCGATCAAGATGAGGGCTGCGTGATCGGACGTGCCCTAGCTCTATTTTTGGTGTGGGTGGCGCTGTGTCCGGCGCTCGCGAGCGCCGTCCCGGCGATCAGCGCCGTCACCGGTCCGGTGACGGACGGGCAATCGTTTACCGTTTCGGGGTCTGGCTTCGAGTCGAAATCGACAGCGGGCCCGGCTCTCTTTGACTCGTTCGACTCTGCGCCTGCGACAATAGCCAGTACGTCAGGTGGCAGCACGCCCGAAATCCGCAATTTTCCATTCGCGTCGTATACATGGGAATACGGTGGAGGAGGTGCATACACGACCCGATCGTACACGAGAAATGCTACGTCTCCACTCGCGGGGTCCACGTATCACGCAAGAACTAATTTTGATTCAGATACTTCGTGGGCACAGTTTCTTTCATTAGATTATGCCCAACCACAAGTCTATCTGTCGTTTTACTATCGCGTGACCTTGACGGGGGCTGGCTTACCTCGCCAATCGAAAGCGGTCATTTGGTACAACGGCGGCACAGATATCCGATATTTCTCGACTGCTTACAACAACTGCGAGACTGGCGGATATAGACAGCATGTGAGTGGTTTGACCGATTACTATCTCGGTGTTGAAGGATTGGATTGCGTTGGGTCGTGGTGCAGATTTGAGAACTTCGTAGTCGACTCTGCGAGTAGTGCCGGAAAATGGCACTCCGAAATCCACCGTTCTAATGGCACGCTCGATACGAATAAACGAAACAGCCAAATTACTCAACCATTGGGAACCCCGAACCAGATTACCATCGGCGGCGCATATTACGACATGTGCGCGGCATCAAATACTGGAACGGTAGATGTTGATAACGTGGTGGTTGATACCACGCCACAACGAGTCGAGGTCTGTTCTGGTTCGACGTGGGCAAATCGTGGTAATTGCGACTATCAGCCGGCAACGAGCTGGTCATCGTCATCGGTGACGGCATCTGCTCGGGTCGGGCGATGGTCAAATGGCGCTACGGTTTATGTTTATGTCGTAGACTCAAATAACGATGGTAACACCACGGGATACGCCGTCACGCTCGGTGCCGCATCAGATACCACCGCGCCGACCGCGCCGACCATTTTTGGTGCCGAATCGTCGAGCACGTCAACCATCGCGCTGAGCTGGATACCGGGTACCGATGCTGTAGGTCCAGTCACCACCGATATCGAGCGCTGCAACGGTTGGGGGTGCGCGACATACGCCAGCATTACCAACACCTCGGCGAGCAACTACACCGATACCGGACTCACGCCCGGTCAAATCTATCACTACCGGATACGGTCTCGGGATGGGGCCGGGAACGTGTCCGCCTACGTCGCAACACACTTCAACCCCCTCCCCCTGATCCCGGCATTTCCTAGCGCTGAAGGGGCGGGCGTGGCGGCCATCGGCGGGCGTGGCGGCGCGATCTGTCGCGTGACAAACCTCAATGATTCGGGCGCGGGTTCGCTGCGCGCCTGCACGACTGCGAGCGGCCCCCGCACGGTCGTGTTTGCTGTGGCCGGCACGATCAATCTCCAAAGCGTCCTCCCCATCAACAACCCCTACATCACCATCGCCGGACAAACCGCGCCGGGCGGCGGCATCACGGTATCTGCGAAAAGCGGGTATTTCGATGTGATCGGTATGAATACCCACAACATCATCATCCGCTATATCCGGTTCGCGCGCGGCTATTACTTGAATCCCCCGGACGAAACCGGAGACACGATTTCTATGTTCGGCCCAGCGAACAATATCGTCATCGACCACGTGTCGGCGCGGTGGGCCAACGATGGAAACATCGATATTTGGCGCGACGACATCAACGAGAAAACGAACAATATTTCCATCTCGAACAGCATCTTTTCGGAACCGTTGGGCGATCAGAAAAACATCAATTTCGGCGCGAACAATAACGCGTCCGAGACAATAAAAAACATCGACATGCACCGGAATTATTTGTATGGCTACGCGCGAAACCCGTTCGTTACGGTCAAGTCGTTCCGGTTCACTAACAACTTGGTTTACAACTATGTGTGGGAAGGCTTGAACACTGGCGGCGGCATGTTATTGGACGCCATCGGCAACAAGTTCAAAGCCGGCCCCGCTTATCCCGCCGCCCGTCTCCCGTTCCGCGTGTTCCCGATGGGCGGGTTAACGACGCCATTAGGGTCTCCGTCGATTTACGTCAGCGGCAACGTCGGGCCGGTCACGACCGATCCGGCTGCCGATAACTGGCCGCTCATCTCCAATTCCGACGGCCCCGGTCTCGGTCAAAACGGCCTGCTCGGCACGCAGTACCGGCGCACAACGCCGCTCCCCACGCTGCCGTGGCCGGTGACCGTAGAGCCGGCGACGCAGCTTGAATCGACTCTGCTGCCGAATGTCGGCGCGAGCCGGCGGCTCGATTGTTTGGGGGATTGGGTCGGTAATCGGGATACGGTCGATACCCGCGTACTCGATAACTACGCAAACGGAACCGGCGTATTTCCGACAGACGAGGCGACCGTCGGCGGGCTACCGCCGCTCGATGCCGGAACAGCTTGCGCGGACACCGACGCTGACGGGATGCCCGACGCGTGGGAAACCGCTCAGGGCTTAAACCCAAACAGCGCCGCCGATGCGGTATCCGTCCACGCCAGCGGCTACGCACAGATTGAACGCTACATCAACGGGCTATCGCCGAAACCGGCGCTGTCTCAGATATTCCCGGCCACCCGCCACCCCGCCAGCACGGTTGCCACCACCCTGCAAGCCACCAGCGACCGCGCGGCGACGTGCCGCTACTCGAAATCCAACACGCTGCCGTTCGGCGGGATGACACCGTTTTCGAGCACTGGCTCCACTGTGCACAGCAGCACCGTTACGGTTGAAGCCGGTGGCAGTTACCGCTACTACATCAAATGCTTGAGTGCGATGGGTGAGATGTCAGATGCCGGCGTTTCCGCATTCAGTGTGGAGCCGATGCCAGTCCGGCAACGGCGGGGGTGGCGCTGATGCTCCAGATTTTCCGCGATGCCGCCACCGCAATCGAGCAAACGCTCGGAGAGCCGGCGATTTATACCGTAGCGGAAACCGGCGCGACCATCCAGACCCGCGCGGTCACCCGCCGCGACTTGCAGTTTCCGATTCCCGGCATGGACTCCAGCACGCTCGACCGGCGCACCGTGCTATCGATTAAAACCGACGATCTGGCCGGACACGTCCCGGCCATCGGCGACACTGTTACGGTTAATGCCGATGGAATCACCTGGAAGGTGCTGGCGCTGGAAGCGGATAACGGGTACATCGTAACAGTAAAGGTACGAGAAACATGAGCGCCATCACCATCGAAATCAACGCGGCCCAACTCGCCGACGTTCGCGAGCGTCTGGCGCACATCAAAAACGGAACGGAGCGGGCGATGGCGCGGGCGCTCAACCGCACTGCGAGCAAGGCCAAAACCGCCGCGAGCCGCGCGGTTCGCGACCAGGTGAACCTGTCCGCCGCATACGTCCGCCAAAACCTCAAGGGGCCGGCGGACGGCTGGGCGTTTAAGGCTACCATCGGGCGGCTGAGCGCGCGGCTCAGCACCCCAAAACGCGGCATCTTGCTCCGAAACTTCGTCACCAACGCCGTGCCGCCAGGCCCCGGCCGGCCGCCGGTCCCGATCCGCGTCAAGGTCAAAGCCGCCGGCGCGACAGAGGTTTTAAGCAGCGGGTTCTACATCCGCACCAAAACCTCGAATGCGATTACCCCGGCGGTTAGCAATGACGTGTTGCGAAGCCTCGGCATGAAACAAAAGCTGGATTCCGGGCCGTATACCGTCCTGCACGGCCCGTCGTTATCGCAAGTCTTCACCGATGTAAAAGACGACATCAGCGATGGAATGAGCGCGCTGCTCGCAGCAAATTTGCAGCACGAAATGGAATGGCTACTCAACAAATACCCGCCGCCGGGCGACGACGGAGCGAGCGAGGGATGAACCGCGAAACCATCCTCGCCGCGCTCGCCGCCCGCCTGTCCGCCAAGCGCGCCCCGTGGCCGGAAATCCCCAAGTTAACCACCGGACAGGTGTTGACCGTGGTAGCCGAGGGGCCAGAACGGGTGATCGCGCGCGAATACGGCATCGCGACTGTCGAGATGGAAACCGAAATCCGCCGCGCCGCGAGGACCGCCAACGACGCTGCCCGCGCCACCGCCGCAAACCTGTTGCTCGATCAATTGGTGACGGAGACCTACAGCGCCGAGCCGACGCTCGGCGGGACATGCCTTGGAATGCGCTACGCCGAGGGCGACACGATTTTTCCGAGCGACGGGACCGACTTGGTGGCCGCCGTCGCGCTGTTTGTAATCGAGTACGAGCGCGCGGAGTAACGCGAACACCCACATCAGTAGCTGGAGTTTGAAATGGCAAAACTTTTGACGAATCAGGCGATTTATTACGAAGCGGGCGTTACGCCCGGCACCTTCGCGCCGCTTGCGAACAGCGGCGACAACAAGACTTTCACCGACACCCGCAAGCCCTGGTCGCTTGCGACCGGCAGCGAGGCGGTCATCGCACCGATGGGGCTATTGACCGGCGGCGCGGTCACCCCGGCCGCCGCGCTCGGCAACAACAACGTCGACGTGGCCGCGCTGACAGCGATGATGCCGGCCGCGACCGGCGCGAACGCGAACACCGGTATTCTAACTGTCGCCGCCACCATCAATATCGTCGTGACGCGCAGCGCCACCGGCGTCACGCCCTATCTGACGACATCGATCACCATTACCGGAGCGGGTGCTGCGGCGGCAGTGGCCGGTACCGCCGGTGCGGCACAGTCCGAAACGCGCGGGGCGGCGGGCGGGCCTCCGCTCATTCCGGTGGATTCGATAGAAATCTCCCAGGTGCGGCTGTCCAGCATCACCGCCGCCCCTGTCACCGCGTCCGAAATCTTCCAAGCGCCGGGCCTTCACCAGGAGCGCGCTGACTATCCGGTCTACACGGCGGACTATTTGGGCGGAAAAATTACCTTCGCGTCCGCGCTCCCGCTCGTCCATGTCGGAAGCCTCCCCAAGCGCGTTTACGCACGCGTTTCGACCCCGATTTTCGCTGAAATTCCAAACACCAAGGACTGGGTGCCGGCGAAGGAAAGCATTTCGGTCAGCTCCGAGGCCTATTACGACGGTGTGGTCGGCTCGTCATCTTCGTCCATCGGATCGGCGTCGTTCTCGGTGGCTTTCGGCATCGACGGCGTGACCGACGCGCTGCTCGGAAAGGAGGGCCAGAACCTGATGTTCATGTTCAAGCCCGACAAGAACGGCGTGTCCTACCAGCTCACGCAAGGGACGTTCGCCATCGCCCAGACATTCGGCGTGAAAGCCGCACCTGCGGGCGCCGTCACCATCGCCGCCCAGCAGGCGACCCGGAATTTTGCGTCATGAGCGCTTTTGCCGCCATCCGCAACCTCCCCTGGACCCCGCCGACCAAGGCGGTTCCAGCGCCGGTCGCGCTGCTCGCGGCCGCGAAAGAGGCGGGCGTCGACTTGCCCGCCGAGTTCGTCGTGCGGATGCCGACCGCCGCCGATGCCGCGTTCGTCAACGAAGCCGAAAGCCGCGCGCAAAACATGGCCGCCATGCTCGAAACCTTCGCCGCGAACGGGCTTCAGGACAAGGCCGACGCGCTGAAAGCCGCCGCCGGCCTCGACGGCAGCCCGCCGAAATCCTTCGGGCGGCAGGTGGAGTACGTCTTGACCTGCCTCGTGGAACCCGCGCTCGACCGCGAGGACGCGCTGTGGGTCAGCCGAATGTTTCCGGTGTTCTTCAGCGAGATGTTCTTGGCGGTCATGAATTTGAGCGGGGAGGGCGCAACGTTGGGAAAGCCGCCATCCTTCACGGAGACCCCGCCGTCCAGTCCGCATTAATGTTGTGCGACATGCGCGGCCGGTTTCTGTTCGAGGCCCGGCCGGATCTGTTCCCACAAGGGCGGTTGACAGTGGAGGAGATGGCGCTGTGGAGTATGTACTATGAGGAGAAGCACCGGGAGCGGAAGTAGCGCCGTCCTTGGCGCGGGGCGGGGGTTACAGGTTGAGGCCGGGCTGCAAGGACTGGCGGCGCCCGCGTCCGTGTGGGGTCAGGATCGTTTATCGAAGGTTGTTTTTGGCGGTGATCTCTTGCTGAACGCAAGTCAGCATCAGGCTATAGCTGCCTCCTGTCGAAAGCGACCCCAAATGCGCGCAGTGTTTTTCGATTTCTGGCGGGATCGATTGTCCTTGCAGTTTGCGCAACGCTTCGCGCTCTTGATTCCGGCATGTTTGTTCGAGCGTGTAGCTGCCCCCAGTTGGAAGCGAGCCTATGTGCTTGCAGTGTTTTTCAATATCGAATTCCGACGAAAGCGAACCCCCGTCCGGTTGTGCAGGTTCATGCTTGGGCGCTGGCGGTCGAGCTTCTGGTGCCTTTGTATTGCGCGATTGCGGCTTCGGTTCGGTATAGACAGTCATGCCCGACGGGGTGCGTTCAGGCACCAGATTTTTAGGCGTGGGCTTTTGTTCGATCGTGCGATGTTCTGGATTGGCAAGCTTGGTGATGTCTTCGACCAGTTGTTGGCCGAAGACATTGGTTGTGGGTATCGCGGCAACCAGTACGAAAATCGCGAGATTCATTGCAACGCTCCTTATAGACAATCCATACATCAAAGCATACCCCGCGCCAAAGTAGGGTCAAGCCGTGGCTAACCTGCAAAGCACCATCGACCTGATTTTCAACGGCGTCGATAACGCTTCCGAGGTCGCCAACAAACTCGGCAACAACCTGGGCGACCTAGCGGGGTCGGCGCAGTCGATCAGCGCCCCGTTCGCCGACCTGGCCGGCAAGCTGGCGGTGGTGCAAACTGGCATGACCGCGCTGGCGGGCGTGATCGGCGCGCTGGCCTTCAACGAGTCCGCCAAATTCCAATCCTCGCTCGCAGAACTGCAAAAGCAGATGGACGCGAGCGAAGGGAGCGCCGCACAGTTCGGCGTCCGTCTCGAAGATCTGGCGCTCAAGTACGGGCAGAACAACAACGAACTGGTCAAGTCCGCGGCCGATTTCAAAGCCGCCGGCTACGACATCGAGACGAGCATCAGCCTGGTCAAAAGCTCGATGGACCTGGCAATCGCCGGCAGCGTTGAGACCTCGCAAGCGGTCGACGTGATGAACCGCTCGCTCGCCGGGTTCCAGGTGCCGGCCGGCGACGTGGTACGGGAAGCGCAACACATCGGCGACGTGCTGAACAAGACCGCCGACCTCACCAAGTCGAGCTTCGGCGAACTGGCGACCGGCTTCGCCGACCTTTCGCCCATCGCCAAACAAACCGGCCTCTCCATCGAAGAAACCTTCGCGCTCCTGTCGAAAGTCATCGATGTGTTCGGATCGGGATCAGAGGCAGCAAACGGGCTAAAATCCGGCTTTTTGTCGCTGGTCGATCCGAGCAAGGAAGCGGCGGCGGCCATGCAAGCCTTGGGCGTCGAATACAAAAATTCCGACGGCTCGCTCAAGTCCGTCAAGCAAGTCCTGGCCGACCTCGCGCCCGCTTTCAACAAGGTGGACGACAGCCAGCGCCTCGCCGCCGCCAGCACGATCTTCGGAAAGGATCAGGCGGCAAAAATGGTGCAGGTGCTCGGCACCTACAACGACGCGATGGCGCTGGCCGACAAGCTAAACCGCGAGGCGGCCGGCAGCATCGAAAAAGAAGTCGCGGCCAAGCTCGCGCTCGCCGAAAACCATGTCAAGCGCACCGACGAAGCGTTCCGGCAACTGCTCCAGACCATCGGCGATCAGTCGCTAATCAACACCGGCGGCGTGATCGGTTCCATCGGCGATCTGGCCCTCGCGTTTCGCGACGTGATCCGATCGGGCAGCCTGGAGCCGCTGTTTTCGAGCCTGCGCTCGCAGTTGGGCGAAATCGAGACGCTGTTTAAGACCGTCGCGAAGAACTTGCCCGCCGCGTTTGAAGGCGTGAAGTTCGACGGGCTTTTGGATTCGCTTGGCGCGCTCAAGGAAAGCGCCCGCGTGGCGCTGGAAGCGCTGTTCGGGCCTGTGGACCTGAATACCGTCGAGGGCCTGCGCGCGGCGCTGCAAAAAGTGGTCGATCTTGTCGAGGGGTTGGTGCGCGTCACGGCGGGCGAGCTGGGCGGCTTCACCCCGTTTTTGAATGGCATCGGCGCGCTGGCTAAGTCGTTCAACGACGCCGAATCAGGAACCCAAGGCTTCATTGGGACTTTGCTTGGCTTGGGGGTCGGCATCAACACCGCCGCCGGCTACTTCGAGGGCATCAACACCGCGCTGTTATCTTTTATCGCCTTCGGTCCGAAGCTCGCGCAAATCCCCGTCGCCATCTCCGGTATCGCGACCGGCTTTTCCGCCTTCGCCGCCAGCTCCGCCGGGTTCGCCACCGGCATCGCCGGCGTGGCGGCCGGCGTCGGGGTGCTGGCGTTTGAAATCACTCGCCTTTCGGGGCTCGATCAGAAACTCAGTGACATCCTCGTCCCCGACTGGCTCGCCGGCTACCAAGGGGCGACGATCGGGAGCGCCGCCGCCGACATCGCCGAAAAGTTGGGGTTGCTCGGCCCCGCCGCCGACAAAGCCAGCGCCGGAATAGCGAACCTGCCGCCCGCGTTTCAAAAAGAAACCGAGGCAGCGCGCGCGACCCGCACCGAAATCGACGCTTGGCTCGACTCGCAAGAGCGCGGAGCCAAGGCGACCGGCGACACCAAGGCGGAAGTCGAAGCGCTGACCGCATCTTTCAAGGAGCAAGGTTTCGAGTACGACGCGCTAACCGGAAAACTGACCCGCGCCGTCTCGCAGCTCGAAGCGCTGCCGGCCGGCAAAACCGCCGAGCAGTTCCGCGAAATCTACGACGCAGCGAACCAACTCGTCCCCAAACTCGTCAACGTCCGCGACGCCAACGGCCAAATCGTACAAACGTACACGGAACTGGTGCCGGCCTCGCAAAAGATGGGCGGGACGCTCTCGGTCGTCTCGACCGCTTACTCCGAACACGCCAAACAAGTTGAAGAAGCGACCAAAAAGAGCAACGAATTCCTGATCAGAATGGAAGAAATCGCCAGCAACGAGCGGATCAGGACCATCGAAGCGAGCGTCTCGCTCAAGACCGCCCAACTCGAAACCGACGCGGAGCGCGTCAAGGCGCTGTTCGCGTCCATCGACAACACCATCAGCAACACCGGCGATTTGCTCGGTTCGCTGTTTGGCCAACTCAACAACGCCGACACCTACACCAAGCTCGACATCAAGGAACAGATCGACCTCGAAAACAAACGCAGGCAAGACGCGCTCGACATCCAACGGAAATTGGCCGAGGCCGAAATCGACCGTGTTCGCGCGCAGACCCGCGCGCTGGATCGCGGCGACGCGCTGATCAGGATCGACACCACCGGACTAGACCCGGCGTTCGAGATGCTGCTAAAGGCGTTCGTCGGAAAGATTCGCATGTACTTGAACAAGAACATGCAAGACTTCCTGCTGCTCACCACATGATCGGCATCAGCACATTCGACTACGACCCGAGCGGATCGCTGCTCTTGCGCGAGCGCGTCGAAAACCCTTTCGGCGCGGTCAGGCGCGGCTCTGTGACCGCCACGCTCGACGGCGGGTCGGTCTCATACGACACCGGGTTCAGCGTCTCCGACACGACGTTCCGCTTTTCGATTTCCCACCCGACAAAAACTGTCTTGCAGCAGTTGCAATATCTGATCGCGTACTACCCGGAACTCCGGCTGTGCTGCGAGTCTGGCTGCTTCCGTGGAATCCTCGCGTTCCCGCAAATGAACGGCGGAACCGCCGCGCTCGAATTTCGCGTGCTCGAACAATTGAACAGGTGATCCATCATGGCATCGGTTTCGTACTGGCAAACCCATTACTGGCGGCTGATCGCGACCGGAAAAGTCCGACTCGGCGTCGACCCGTTCAAAATCGCCCTGCTGACCAGCGCCTACGCGCGCAACGCCGCGCACGCCCAATGGAGCGATATTTCAGGCTTCGAAGTGGCGGCCGGAAACGGCTACACCGCCGGCGGGCAATCACTAGTGCTGGCGGTGAACGGCATCACCGACGACGCCATCATCTACATTGATCCGGTCTGGACAGCGCTCACGAAAACGTTCCGGTGGGCGGCGGTGGTCTGCGACATCAATGTCGATGCGCTGGTTAAACCGCTCATCGGAATCGTGCTGCTAGACTCGACACCGGCGGACATCGTGAACAACGGCTCGAACTACACGCTCGACGTGCCGAGTCTCGGCTTGTTCCAGCGCTACCAGCCCGCGTAAATGTCGCTGATCTGGTATTCGGGCTGGCTCGATGTTGTTCAGACGATCAACCCGGTCCAACTGCGCGGCTACGACGCGGCGGGAAACCTGCTGCACGCCGTCCGCCTGCACGATTTAAGCCCCCACGCCTACGCCACCTACGCCGAAAAACAAACCTTGCTCTACGGCGGCGCGGACGACCTGCGCTTTGTCGAGGGCTACGACGAACTCGGCAACGCCCGCACCATCGCTAGAAAAGACGAATCGCCGCTTACTGGCCACACGGCCGGCTCCGTCGTCACTTTCGCCGCCGACCGGCGCGGCCGGCTTTATTGCGCGCTGGGTCCGGCCGCGCCGGCGTGCGGGCGGCTCAAGCCCGCCGCGACGCGCGCACAGGTGCTGGCGCGGGAAGCCGGACTAAACTATCAATCGGGAAGTTGGAAAACGGCGGATTTTTCCGATCTGTTTGAGTCCGATTACTACAAACCATACGTCGATTTTTTCAGGGTTTACGGCCAAGACGGCGAGCGCGTCCCGTTCCCGCGCCTGCACAACAAACCGGTGCGGGCGGTGGCGGTGGACGCGGCGGGCGACATCTACACCGCGTCCGAGCCGGAAGGTGCCGGCGAAACCTTTTTGCGGAAATTCGACCTGTACGGGAACCTGATCTGGAGCACGGGACTCGATAGGTGGTGGCCGATCCCGCAGTATTTCATCCCAGCCCAATTTGGCGCGGCGGACATCTACCAGATCCTACGCCACGAATTCAACATCCTTATCGCGCCGGACGGTTCAATTTATATGACCGGCTACGCCGTGGGGGCGATGTACAGCACCGCCAGTTCGCTGAATCTGAGTGCCGGATTTTTGCGGAAGTACAGCGGCGCGGGGGCTTTGCAGTGGGAGCGGCGGCTTCAGGGGATTTCGCCAGCCATCACCGGGATGCTCATCGAGATGTGGCAGCCGGCATTGATGATCGACACCTCCACCGACGCTCGATCGTTTCGCGTGATGCCGATCAGCAACCCCGTGCTGCTCGATGGCAAGATTTACACCGGTTTGCGGCACACCAACGCTTATAAGATCGGCGATGCCGTCGCCTTCTTTACCCCCGGCCACAGCCCGGTTTCGCTGGCGGTTTGGGACGGCGACGGGAACCTCGTCGCGACCAACGCAACGCCCTACACCGCGCA